TGTACGAAATCGATGATTCGCCCACCGAAGACAATACTCCAGTTGCCGATATGGGCGAGGATGACTTCAGCGATGCCGAAGTCGAAATGATGGATGACGGCAGTGCCGTTGTTACATTGGGCGAAGAACCAGCCTTCACGAACAGCTTGGGTTTTGGCGACAACTTGGTAACAAGTTTAACGCCGCAGCAACTTAGCCAAATCGGTAGTGATCTTATTTCGCTTATCGAAGATGACGATGCAGGCCGTGAAGAATGGCGCAAGACCTACGAAGAAGGGCTCACGCTTCTTGGTTTGAATTACGAAGAGCGTACCGAACCTTTCCAAGGGGCTACAGGCGTTATCCACCCCATATTAAACGAGGCCGTGGTACAGTTTCAGGCGCAGGCGTATAAAGAACTGTTGCCTCCAGGAGGCCCCGTACGCACACGCATACTTGGCAAGTCTACTCAAGAAATTGAAGCGCAGGCTAATCGCGTAAAAGATTATATGAACTATGAAATAACCGAGGTTATGGAAGAGTTCGACCCCGAATATGATCAAATGTTGTATTTTGTCGGGTACGGGGGCAGTGCTTTTAAAAAGGTTTATTACGATGGCGCATTAGGGCGCGCCACTAGCCCCGTAATCATGCCCAAGGATCTTATTGTGCCCTACGGCGCAAAGGATCTGTTGACTGCTGAGCGCGTTACGCATGTAATCCGCATTAGCAGAAACGATTTGTTGAAGATGCAAAAGAGTGGGTTTTACCACGATGTAAATCTCAACGAGCCGTATCAAGACGAGCTTGATGTTATCACTCAACGGCAAGATGAAATCAGTGGCATAGAACAAACTGCTCTTTCAGAAGAGTACGTTTTGTACGAGTGCCATTGTAATTACGACCTAACCGCCGACCCCCAAAACCAAGACGATGAAAAGGTCGCGGTGCCTTACATCATCACGTTGGAAAAACAGTCCGGCAAGGTTTTAAGTATCCGCCGCAACTACAAAGAAAACGACCCCCGTAAACTTAAAAAGCAGTACTTTGTCCACTATAAGTTCCTTCCGGGACTTGGGTTCTATGGCAGTGGGCTGGTGCATTTACTCGGCAACCTTAGCCGTAGCAGCACATCACTACTGCGGCAATTGATCGATGCGGGTACGTTAAGCAATCTTCCTGGAGGGTTCAAATCAAAGGGCCTACGCATCCAGGACCAAGATTCACCAATTCAACCTGGAGAGTGGCGCGATATCGACGCTCCTGGAGGTGACTTGCGTCAAAGCCTGTTACCGCTACCTTACAAAGAGCCAAGCGCCACACTTTATCAGCTGATGGGCTTTTGTATCACGGCGGCTGAAAAATTTGTCGGCACAACTGACCTCGGTATGGCAGAAGGTAACCAAGAAGTACCCGTGGGTACAACGATTGCCGTGTTGGAGCGCGGTGCCCGCGTAATGTCAGCGGTGCATAAGCGGTTGCACTATGCCCAAAAACAAGAGTTACGTTTGCTGGCGCAAGTTTTTGCTGAATACACTCCGCCAGAGTACCCCTACGACGTTTACGGTGCTGAACGTAGCATCAAACAAAGCGATTTTGATAACCGCGTAGATGTTATTCCGGTAAGCGACCCCAACATTTTCAGCATGACGCAGCGCATAACCCTTGCGCAAGAACAGTTGAAGTTGGCTATGGCAGCGCCCGACATGCACGATATGCATGAGGCTTACCGTAGAATGTATGCGGCTTTGGGTGTGCAGGATATTGACGCTATTCTCAAGCCCGCGCAAGAGCCTGCCCCTGTAGGCCCCGCACAAGAAAACGCTATGCTGCTTGCTGTACCTAACGGTGCTAAGCCGCCACAGGTATTTCCGCAGCAAAATCACGTGGCACACATCCAAACACATGTCGGTTTGATGAAAAGCCAGCTTGTACAGGCAACTCCTGGAGCTTTGGCGGCGGTTATGGCTCATATTTACGAGCATATCGGCTACGCAGCGCAACAACAGGTGCTTGGGGGGCAACAATTACCACCTAACCAGATGGCTGATCCACAAATTCAGGGTCAAATCGCTATGGTGGAGCAGCAAATCGCGCAACAAGTGTTTGGCGCGGAGCCCGCCGCACCGCAAGATCCGTTGGTTGCTCTTAAAGCACGTGAACTTGACCTCCGCGAGCAGGAAAATTTGCGTAAAGCCGCCGAAGCTGAGCAAAAATTGCGTCTTGACGCTCGTAAACAGCGCGAAAAGCAGCAAATTGACATTGAACGTATAGAAACAACCGAAGATATTGCTAGAATGCGCGTGCAGGCTCAACTTATGAAAAACGGGTTGATGTAAAATGGATATGTATGACGGCATTGAACGTGTTTTAGCTGACCGTAAAGCCAAGCGGATGCGATTTGCTTATGGTGGCGACGTCCGTGCAGGGGATAGTGTTGGCGGATTACGTGGCGATACAGGTGGCTATAGTGGGCGCAGCAGTGCTGGCGGTTATTCAGGGCCAGTTTCGCGCTCCGGCATGGAAGCTACCCAAAGAAACGTTGAAGCTGCACGCGCTTCGCAAGCAGGGGGATCTCCTGGAGAACGTGAATCTGCTCAAGTAGAGCAGCGAAAGCTGCAACGCGAAGCAACAAAAGCGGCACAAGATGTTGCGATTGAAACAGCTATCCGCAAACAAGCACAGGTTGAGTATCGGCCTACTCCTTCTTCGGTTTATGGTAGAGGTACCGCTGCAAAAGGCGTGGAACAAGCTCGCGTGGATGCGGAAAAAGCTGCTGCCCGAGAACTATACAACCGTACTGTCGCACAAAAAATCATGGGTGTAGAAGTTGGCGGCCAGTCTGATATACTTAGGGCCAAGGCCAAAACATCCTCTGCGGCAGGCCCTGCACAGTTCACAAAAGACACATGGCTCAAAACAGTTGAAAAATATCGCCCCGATATTCTGCGTACGTACGACAGAAAAACTGTTTTGGATATGCGCACAGAAAATCCGCAACTGGTAGAATCATTACTTACGCAAACTGTAGGTGAGTATGCCAATACGCTTACAAGAAACCGTATCGCTCCTACCGAAGGTAACATGTACCTGATGCACTTCTTAGGGGAAGGCGATGCTATAAAGGTACTAAAAGGCACTCCAACCGAAAGCGTAGAAAGTCTTGTTCAGCCTAGAGCTGTAACAGCCAATAAAAACCTTTTGGAAAATAAATCAGTTGCTGATGTTACGGGCTGGGCAAATAGGAAAATGGCTTCAGTAGAGCCTATTTCTGTTGCGGGGCTTGAGGTACCTGCAGCGCAGGGTTTTTCACCTATTGGGTCTATTTCCAGTGAAGTAAATAAAATTTTGGGTATACGCCCCGCTACACAAAGCGGCATACTTTCTTCGCGCATGGCGCAAGCAACGCCGACTACAGCTACTGACGCAACAGAAGAAACAACAAGCCCTGCGGTAACTACAACAGGTCAAACAACGGTAACACCGCAAAGCGGTTTTGATTGGGCTAAGGGTTCGTGGTCCTTTGACAAGGAAGACCCCTCCCGTAAGCAATCATTGTATACACAGCCGAACCCGTTTTTAGGTGCTGATGCGCCTAACTCTGTAACAGGCGACACACCTGAATCCTATGCGGAAACAATGCGTATTCCGGTAGATCAGGTGAAGTCAAGAATTTCTACTATTAACGGCGTACCGCAAGTTGAATTCTACCAAAAAGAAATTTATGACATCCCGGGAGAGATGGTTTCCAACTTGTTCAGTGGAATAGGTGGCCTGTTTAAGCCTGCCGAAAAGAAGTATTTAGGTGCTGAATCGGACAGAGCATCATCTAACCAGACTGCAACAAATACGGGGTATGGTCCGTACGGTGATTTAACTGCTGAACAGTATCGCCAGCAATATGGCGGGCGCAGTGAAGCCAATACAGGTGTGGCGAGCGTATTACCTATCGTTCAACCTGCAGCAGAAGTAGCTTCCGCACAACCTGCTCCAGCAGGAATTACGCAAACAGCAGCGGCAGCACCTTTTGCCTACACAGGCAGAGTAACCACTGTTCCAACTACCTATGCAGAAAATGTGTATGCATTGCCCCGCGTAGGAACTTCTTCTATTGAAGATTCACTTTCACTTTTAAACAAACGGCCTTTCTACGCTGGGTACCAAACTGTCTAGGAGTTTAACTTATGAAAAAAGCTGACGTTAAAGTAGAAACTGCTCAAACCATTGTTAACCAAGGTACTGTTCCGCTTGCACAACAAACGGATATTCCTGTACCTGCCG